CATGTTTTCAGAAACAATGAAAGTGATAGAAAAGTTTCCAAATACAGGTTTCTGATCGGGTAAAAATACATCTTGTAGAGGTGTCGCTTGAGTGATAAATCCGATATCTAAAGAAGGTAATTCAACCCTTTGGCAAGTATATGACACAGTCGGCAACTCTTTCACTACGAATCTAAATCCGTTTGGTTTTAGGTAATCGTAACTTGAGGGTTGACTACTCGTATATAAGTTTGCGAAAACTGCTGAATTGCCAGTATACAATGTTCTCTCCTATGATGCAATATTTATCACATAAAAAAAGGGGACCGAAGTCCCCCCAAGACCGATCTACGCCGGTTTCTTACATAAGATTTAGAACACCAGACTTACGATAGTACTGGTTACGACCTGCAGTGAAGTTATCTGCATCAGGAGCAGTTGAAGCGCTATTTGGTGTTACATATGGGTTTGCAATCATACCATAACGTGTCTTGAAGCCAATCTTTGGCTGGAAGGTGTTAGGATCGACCGCACGAACCATCTGGAGAGGAACATATGGGCAGTAGAAAATACCTGCGTCATATGGTGAAGCACCCTTGTAACCAACAACGTAAAACTGATACTGAGCGCCAAGGTTTGCTGAGTATGGATCAATGAACACACGGAAGCGACCATTGAGAATACCGGCAAATGTGTTGCCTGTGTCGTCAACATTTAGACCTGTTGAAAGAGCAGGAGCGTAATCAAGAACACCTGCCATTGCAAGAGCAGAAGCTACGTCTGCTGAGCAAATGACGAAGTTACCTTTGCCTCTACGAGTATCTTGTGCAATATGGTTAGCATCGCGTTCCATATTGAATAGAAGGCCTTTGAAGCGCTCGACTGACCAACGACCGTTTGAGTCGATGTCAAGGTCGAATGTACCTGGAGTTGCTGTTGTAGGTGAACCTGTTTTGGCAACTTTGTAAATGGTACGGATAACTTCACGGTTAATCTCAAACATGATCTCTTGTGAGAGGATGTTTGAAAGCTCCGACTCAGCGTCAAGACCGTGAACTGCTTTAAGGTCTTGTGCAAGTTCAATTGTGTACTCTGCTTTTAGCGCACGGCTCTTAGCTGTAACGGTTGACTTGTCGATTGAGAAAGACATCTGATTGAAGTCATAGTTTTCTGTGCCAAGTTGCTCGGCCCAAGCGGTAACGTTTGCAGTACCGAAAGTCTGTGATCCCAATGTTGATCCATTCAAAGGGGTCGAATGAGTACCTGTACCAGAGAAGGCTGTATCAGCTTCGTTGTAGAGAGCTTCAATACGACCACCAGCGTTAGTACGCTCTGTGCCGTAAAGTGAACGCATTGCGAAGATAAGTCCTGTTGGACCTGTCATAGGCTGAACGCCAGCAACATCATATGCCATTAGGTTAGGCATAGCACGACGAACAAGACCAATAAGAATTGGGTCATATTTGTCGATACCAGAACCTGAAATGTTGTTTGCAGGAATATCTTCAAAAAGAGCTTGACGCTCTTCGCGAAGGGCTTTTTCTTGGTTCTCAAGAAGAACAGCGGTAACTGCTTTCTTGTAGTTGTCTTTGATCTCAGGAAGATCAGAGTGCTCAAGAATGGCACCCCATTTCTTCTGAATTTGTTCGGTCATGTACATAAGTTTCTCCTTAGAATCTTGTTTTATTTATAAATTAACGCATTTTCACAGAACGTGATAGTGCCTGTGCGTATTTTGCGATGGTATCAGTTGCCTGTTGCAGAGGAGCTTCTTCTGTTAGAAGTTGCTCTTCGGGCGAAGACTTCTGAGATTTGGGGAAGTAATTTTCCTTGATAACTTTTACCTTCTCACGGAAAAGATCTTCTGAATCATATTGAACCCCTTCAAGCAATTTTTGCAGCTTTTCTGCTTCGGTGTCTGCAAGATCGCCTGTCATTTCGCCAAGAACAAGTGCTTTTTTGATTTGTGTAAGCTCTTGTGATAGCTCAATATTTTGCTCAACTGTTTCATTGAGTTTTGTTTCTAGTTCTTCTGTTTGAGCAGATAGGTGTTCAACAATATCTACTTTGTCATCAGGAACATCGATGAAACTCTCTTCGAACAGTGTCTTAAGTCCGGCAATGAAATCTTCTGCAATTTCTGTTCTGATACCAGATGAAACAGCAAGTTGATTTTCTTCCATCCACTGTTCGACAACATAGTTCATGAACCCGTCGATCTTATCTACAAGACCTTCGGCAATTTGTTCCATTTCTTGTTGTTTTTGTTCTTCTAATGCTTCGATGACATATTCCATTTCATCGTTAACACGAGCGATAACCGCTGCTTCAAAGATGGCTGTTGCTTTGTCACGGAAATCTTCTGAAAGATCATCGCCAAAAATAACTGATAGTTGTTCTTTTAGAGATGCAGTATCTAGTTCGTAATCTTCTGCGAACTTAGTTCCTTTGTTTTTAATTCTATCAGAGGCACGCGCAATCACTTGATCATTAGATTGCGTCATAGCGTCAATTTGACTTCTTCTACCATCAGGAAGTTTATAACCTGATGGTGTGCGCCCAGTTAAACTCTGTTTATCCAACCCCGCCTGGTGCTTGGTAACTCTGTTTCTAAGTGCTCTTAGCTTCATCCTACCTAAAAAAGTGTCACCAACCTCATCGATTTGTTCTACTTCTTCATCATCATATTCTTCACCCATTGGTTTGTTACCGCTAGATGCTTGCATATTAACTACAGAAGTAGGATCGCCCACATTCATGTAATTGGGTGCATTGCCAGCACCTGTATTAGCAGGACGTGGTGAATTGGGTGTTGACTTTGAAACAACAGCACCCTGATTTTCTTCTTTTTCATCGCGCTCTTCGTAATCTGCATCTTGTGAAGAACCCTGACGAGGCATTGTGGCATCACCCTGAATTGATGCGGGAATAGATGTATCTTTTTTGACACCTGCTGCTCCCATGGGTTGCATACCTTCCTCATTAAGTTGCTGATCGCTCTTACGAGCAAGCAACTCTTTGATTTTATTCTCGATTGACATTTATCTCTCCTAATGAAAGTTTACTTTTATTTATAAGTTTTATTGTTTAGAAATTAAATGCATGAACTGATTGAATAGCTGTAGTTTTTTAGCTTCAGTTAGCTTTTCTTTTCTAACAATTTGCTTGGCTTGTTCCATAACCCAACCCTTTCCTTCAACGTATAGCCAAGATGCATCCTCCATAATGCCTTGCACAAAGGCATCAGGAGCTGAAGGATCAGCAACAATATCAACCGTAGCAAGATGAAAGTCATCTTGTACTTCATTGACACCATCTTTCAATGTTTTTACTGATCCCAATCCGCGTGACGATACACCTAGGCGAACACCTTCCTCAATAAAATTCTGGGCAATTTTTCCCATAGGAGTTTCCAGAATTTTAGCTTTACCAATAACATCATTTCCTTCAAACCGTAAATTCGTAATCAGATGTGAAACTTTGTCGAGGTTGATTGAAGGATTTGGAGGATGTCCTAGTTCTCCAAGCGCACGCTTTTCACTAATGAGAGATTGATATCGTCCAATTTCTTTTTCTACAATAGGACGACGATACACACGACCATTACGATTCGTTTTCTCTGTCTGCATGAAGATACCTTCAATGTAGACATTCTTACCACCTGCTTCTTTCTTTTCGGTGATGTACTTTACTTCTTGTGTGACTTCTGTGATTAGTTTCATGTTAGTTTCCTGAAACAAAATTCTGCTGATCAGGTTCAACAAACCCGTTTTCTTTTGTAAGACCAATCACAACAGTCCCCCCAGGGGCAGGGATCGTAATCACAACATTCGCAGAATTATTAGAAGTATCAGAAAAGCCAGAGTGTTGTGTAAACAACCAATTGTCATTTCCATTCAAAACTAAAACGTTTGAATTGTTTCGCTTAATTGTAATCGGATTACCTGTTGAATCACTATTGCTAAAATAAATACTGTTGATATTCACACGAATATTTGCAGGATCTAAAGGTGTCTCGTCTGACAGTTTTAAGTCAGCAATCAGATCAACGTTAGCAGTGCCGTCACCCACAAACTTGACGAGTGCCTGTTGTCTTACTTTTTTTAGGATTGTTTTAGTAATAGGCATGATACACCTTAACGTGTTCTTCGAGCAGGTTTAATCGTTGGAGTAGTTTTTTTCCTGGTTGACTTAACAGAAAATCCCAACGAAAATGTACCCGATTTTGTTTTTTTAGTGGCTTTGCCGGATAAGACGGAGCTGATGAGAGAGCTGAACGAGGCCATTTTATTATTCCTTCGCTTTCTTTGCTTTCTTTTTCATGGGCGAATGATTATTGTGATACTCAGCCATCATAACTTCTACATCTTCAGTAAAGATAACTTCTTCACCGTGGTCAAACTGTACAGTGTACCATTCGATATTGCCCGTCTCATCAGGTTCGGCATGCTGTCCTTCAACCACTACGCCCTCGCCATATACTTCTGAGTAAACATGCTTGGCGCAGTAATGTTGACCTTCTAGTTCTTCTGTTTGTTCTACCTCTTCAGACTTCATTGCTTGCTTTGTTGCAGTTGCATACATAACTTCTTTTGCACGCTCACCATAACGCTTTTTAAAGTCGCCGTAACTTTTTTTCATTGACTTGACCGTCTTTTCACGTTTATCCATTTCAGGTTTAGTCATTTTACGTTCTTGAATTTCCATATGTATTCCTTTTTTGAAGTAATTATTATTCTTCTCTTGTATACAAATTAGATGCGACTGTCTGTCTTTGTGCATCAAGCGCATCTGTAACCTTAACGGAAATAATATCTTCAAAGCGTTCTTGTGCTTCTGCAGGTTGCCCGTCAAGAACGTTAATCATCATTTGCTTGATCATGTCTCGAGTGTCCATATTTTTTCCTTTGTTTATTATTTATTAGTTTCTTGTTGCGGAGCTTCAACAGATTGTTGCATTTGTGCCATTTGAAGCTGCT